ATCAAAGGCAGCGTCCACACGACAGCCAGCCGCTCGATCGATCAGTGGAACTCATCTCACCCAGCCGACTTTCACGTGTTTGGCCACCATCACCAATTCGCCTATAGTCGCGACAAATGGCTGGCCAACGGATCGGCGATCGGGTATAACGCGTATGCGTTACGGATCAGGGCTCAGGAGGAGCCACCGTGCCAGTCCTTGGCGATCATTGATCATGGCCGCAGGGAGTGCACACGAGCGATCCCGATTTTCTGCGATAGGGATTTACAGGAGGCAAGGGAATGCACGAGCGGAACGAAAGCGAAGGGCAGTTCGAGGAAGTCACCGCGACAACAGGCGGGCACGTCACCGACATCACGGCGTCGAACAGGATCATCCGGGAACTCGTCCAAGCGAGAAACCAAGCGAGAGAAAAAGACGGCGACCAGCGGTCCTGTTGTACGGAAAGCAGCACAACGCTCTTCCCGGAGCCGTCGGACGAGTCGCTAATTCCAGATTCAGACGACATTGAGTATCCAGACCTTGACCTCGACGACGCCGAGCCGCTCCCCGGTGCGTTTGAAAGAACGAAAGCAGGTCCTGTTTCTGTCACGCTTAGGGAGGGCGAGATGCCTCAAGTCATTGGTGGCCCGCCAGCCGCTGAGGCCCTGCTCACCGAGGCAAGGGAGGTTGTCCGCCAGCGGCGAGCGACGTACGGTCCGCCTAAAAGCCACTTTGCCAAGACTGTGTCCGCAATCAATGCGATCTTCGCCAATAAGTTGCGGGAGCCTCTGACAGTTGCTGATTGGGCTCAGATCATGATCCTCGACAAGTTGGCGAGGCATCAGGGCACCAGAAAAAGCCGCGACACGCCGATCGACCTTGCGGGCTATGCCGCGTGTCTCGAGGAGTGCGAACGTGCTGAGTGATGACGAAACGCTTGCAATGGAGCACCGCGCTCGAAGGTTCTCGGGCGCGTGGACAGGCACTTCGGGAACGCTTGCGGCAGACGTCATTCGGCTGCTCAAGGAGCGACGCCAACTACTGGGGATGCTGCCGGCCGCAGCGACTGGTCCGCTTAAGCCTACCACGGATGAGGCGCCGGCCGGCGGCAGTTTCTGGGGACGCCTTTCGCGACTGTTTGGTCGCAAAGAATTCGGAGCGAAGCGATCGAGCCAGTGGCGAAAGGTTCGCCAAGAGCACCTGAAGAGGCAACCCGCGTGCCAAGCCTGCGGCCGGGACAAGTCGCTGGAAGTCCATCACATCAAGCCATTCCACAAGCACCCGGAACTTGAACTTGAGCCCACCAACTTGATGACATTGTGTGCGGATCCTTGCCACATTGTGCACGGTCATCTTATGTCGTGGCGACGAGACAACCCAGACGCTGAGGCGGACTGTGCGGCTTATTTCTCGAAAATCGAGGGCAGCACGTCGCACGGCTGAGGGCCGGTCTTGATGAATCGGGGGTCGATATAGGCTCTTGTCACACGAGGCGAAGAATGATCAAGCAGTTCTGTCGCGCCGGCGAAACCCACCCTCGCAGCGTAGTGTGTCGCCGCTGAACGACGAAGCATGTGGAACTTGGCACGACGACCGCCGCCGAGCCCAGCCGCCTCGACAATCTTCCCAAATGCATACCAGAGATTTGTCTTTCGGTTCCTCCACTCAAAGATCTTCTGGTCCCTTGTCTTGTCCTTAGCAAGTTTTCCGACAGCAGCGGCTGTTTCTTCGGACAAGGAGTAGATTCTGTCCCTCTTTTTTCCCTTCCGGTACTCCGCGCGGACAAGCACAGTGTCCCTCTCTATGTCCCCTTTCGTGATGGACGTCACCGCTCCGATTCTTTCTGCGGTTTCCCAGCACACGAGTACGATCGCTCTCCAGAAAACAGGCTCACTTGATTTCTCGGTGGCCTTAAGAAGTTGCTGAAGGGACTCGATAGACCACGCCTCTGGCACACGTTCTGGGAGCGGAGTCGGCGGCACGCACGGGAGCGGCCTGTCTCCGCACGCACGCCGGCTGTGCGCGAATCGAACGATCGCCATGAGTTGGCTACGTTCCTTTTCGGCCGTAAACGGCGAACGAGTCGACGCTCGCTTTGACAGGAATCGGGCCATTGTGATTTCATCGAACGCATCCTCGAGGCCCGCTGGACGCTCAAGGAATTTCTCAAAGGCCGATATGGTGCATCCGTAGAGCCTGATTGTGTTTGCTGAACGCCCTCTCAGTTTCAGCGGAGAATAGACCGCATCAAAGAATTCTTTCAGTTTCACGAAACAACCCCTCGCGTAGAGAATCCCGCCTAAGAGATTCCAATAGGGTGTGAATCCTTTCAGTCGGTTCCACCCCCTCATGGGGTAGAGAGCAAATTTTCAATGTCTTCTCCGACAGCATGAGCCGCATCTTTGATGCATTCGCATCCTTCCGCAGGCCCTAGAAAAGAGTCCATCACCAAAGGCGCTATGACCCGATCAATCAGAATGTCGATCGGGTCGCATCCGTAAATCGCCCCTCCTTCGAATCGCTCCCTGATCATTAGCCTAATGGCATGGAGGTGAGACCCGAGGTCTGCGGCGGACATTGGCATCGACAAGCCACCAGGCGCTGGGATCTTTTCCTTTAGACTCATTCTGGCACTCCTTTATTTCTTAGAACTGTCAAGTCTTTCCTGAACTGCGGAGGCGTTACGTCCCCTCCAGTCGTCAATACAAAAGTGGTGTCCCCGCCACTTTTTGTCAAGCAGGGGTTGAAAAACCCCTGCTTTTTTGGGCGATTTATACGGAAAGGCTAGTCTAAAAATGCCAAAAAGACCTATATCGGTGCAGGAAGCAGCGGAAATCCGAGGAGTTCGTGAAGTTTCGATTCTGATGGCCATCCAGCGTGGGACACTTTTTGCCGTGAAGTTGTCTGGGAAGGGCTGGCTGCTTTCTGAGGATCAGGTCAGAAGAAAGAAATTTTCCGAGAGTGCCTTTAAGAACGAATGCGAAAAATGGATATGCGTGCCGGAAGCGTGCGAGATCATGCACAAAACTGACGTAATGGTGATTCGTGACGTCAAGTCCGGCGTGGTTGACGGATTCCGCCTAAACAGGAAGGCGTGGGCCATCCGCCGAGAGTCTGCCGAGCGAGAATTTGCCGAATACCTCGAAACGATGCACGAGCGAAAGGGTCGTCCTCGAGACCTTGGAAGGGCTGCCTTCAGCCCGAGAGTTGTTCGGAAAAAAACAAAAAAGGTTGCTCCGCGAAAGAGGGCATGATAGAATTGCAAAGACATGGCAAATGAAGTTTTTACCACCGTCGAACTGGCTGAAATGCTCGAGACGTCTCCAAGCAGCATCTCCCGTGCGGCTAGACGCGCGAGCGTAGGGCTGAGACGCAGCGATGGCAGGCTCGTGGGCATTGAGCGAAAAGACCTTCGCGCAATCGAGTCTCATCTCAACTATCTGGCGGGCAACCCACAGTGGCGGTCAGCCGAAAAAAAGAAGACGGCAAAGAAAAGAGCAGCAAAACGAGCGGAAGGCAGGCAAGAGTGAGCCACAAAGTCTACTATTCCCCAGCCTACTGCGACTCGGGCTTCAATTTTGACACAACGCGAAAGGCCGCGTGGATTGCGGACGCAATTCGCCGAGACCCCGACGTCGACCTTGTCGAGCCAACACTGGCTACTGAGGACCAGTTGCTCTCTGTCCACTCCCACGAGTACGTGGAGGCAGTGCGCACCGGAATCGACCGTGGCCTCGCTAGCACACAGGGCTTCGACTGGGACAAGCGGTTGTACCCTGCCGTTTGTGCGAGCACCGGCGGAGTAATCGCGGCGGCACGTGAAGCCGAGAGGAGCGGTATTGCTGGAAGCCTCTCTAGCGGCCTGCATCACGCAAGGCGCGACAGGGGGAAGGGATTTTGCACTTTCAATGGCTTGGTTGTCGCGGCCAGAGATGCGGTGTCTCGCGGTCGGCGTGTCCTCATTCTCGACCTCGACGCACACTGCGGCGGCGGCACCGCTTCTCTTATTTATCGAGATGTTCGGATAGACCAACTTGATATCTCTGTCGACTCGTTTGACTACTACCCGGGAGCGATCGTTGTGGACGAGCCTGATGAGTACCTCGAAAAACTACGAGGCGGGCTCGACTTCGTTCCCCCTGACGTCGACCTCGTCCTGTACAACGCTGGTGTTGACGTCCACGAGCGAGACTGCGGCCCGAACGGTTTCGATATGCAGTTCATTGCGAATCGTGAGGCCCTTGTTTTCCACTGGGCAGCAACCAGAGAAATTCCTCTCGCATACGTACTCGCCGGGGGCTACACCACCGGCGGATTAAGTAGGTCTCAGTTAGTTGCCATGCACCGATGCACTGTCATGGCCGCAAGCATCTCAAGAAGTAAAGGGGTTCCATGCCACCTGTAGCACGGAAGGCTACAAAAAAAGCGTCACGGCGGAAGCAACGAAAAACAGCGAGGAAGGATCCTCCTGAACTTCCGCAACAAGTTGACGTCAAACCGCTTAACAGGGAACAGGCTTCGGCACTCAGGCTCATTGAGTCAAACGTGATCTGTTTCTTGACTGGTCCTGCGGGAACAGGGAAGACACACCTCGCCTGCGGGCACGCCGTCCGTCGAGTTGCCGACGGAAACGCGGAGCGAATCGTCATCACCCGGCCGGTGGTTGAGGCCGGGGAAAACCTTGGATTCCTCCCGGGAACGCTTCAGGAGAAAGTCAGCCCTTACCTCACGCCGATCTACGATGCGATGGACAAGGCTGCCGGCAAGTCCGGCAAACGGCGGGACCAACTGAATGCGTCTCTCGTGATTGCACCGCTGGCGTACATGCGTGGCAGAACGTTCGAAAACGCTGTCGTGATCGTTGACGAGGCTCAGAACTGCACGATCGACCAACTCCGCCTTGTGATTTCAAGACTTGGCAAAGATTCGCAAATTATCCTGTCTGGAGACATCTCTCAGTCAGACCTTAAGTCTCGTGATCGTGGGCTTGCGAAAGTAATCAGGCAAGTTTCTTCGATCAAGGGCGTCGGATGTTATCAGTTCACGCCGGCGGCTATTGTTCGGCACCCAATTCTGACCGAGGTGCTCGAGGCAATGTCATGAGCAAGGCAAAAAGGAATTCAGTCGTTGATCACCCCTCGCACTACAACGCCTCTCCAAGCGGAATCGAGGCAATCGACGTGCTTGAGTGGATGACATCGTTCAATATCGCGACGGCTATGAAATACCTGTGGCGTGCCGGCCACAAAGATCCAAACCCACGCGATGATATTGAGAAGTGCATCTGGTACTGCAAGCGCGAACTTGAACGACTCGAAAAGGAGCAGCGAAAGTGAAGGACATCATCGATCAACTGAGGTGGGCCGCCGGCCAGACTTTCTGCGAAGAATCCGCCTCTATTGTCGAAAAAGCGATCGAAGAGATCCGTTTACTACGGCTCGAGTACAAGGGTGCTGCCGAGGAACTTGAGATTGATAGTCTCGAGGCCCTTGGTCATCAGTCGTGTGTGGGGTGCTACTTTTTCCAAGACCGCCATGTCGTCGTCAACGGCCTGCATCCAGATGGCACAATCAGGGGTCACTGTAAGAGAAACCCTCCAGTTTCCTTTGAGGACGAGCCCCACGGCGTTCAGCCAATCGTCATGGCAGAAGACTGGTGCGGAGAGTGGCTTCCGGCAGACGAAGCGGATGAAGACTAGGGAAAGTCTCTGTGTCGACGATCTTACAACTCAGCCCGCCCGTGTGGGTCACAACGCCGCTAGGGGAAGGTGACACGCTGTTTTTGATCGACTACGGCGTGTCAATTAATAGCGTCTGGGTTGTTCATCTGCACGACACTGGGAAAGTTGTTCACGTCGACTCGAGCGACGTGAGGGTCATGGGCAATTTGATGTATGGAATTCCTCACCCAGAAAAGCCTCAGTGAGAAAAGGGCGCTGTCCTATTGACAAGCCTATGCGTTAGGCGTACGCTTTGTTGTTCGGACACCATCACTCGGCGCCGTTGCCGAGGCATTCGCAGCATTTTTTGCTTGGAACAGCGTCCGATTCGCCGCAAGACGGAGGGTTTTATCATGAAGAAGTCACTCACAAAGTCAGAAGAGGTACAGATCCTCAAGGATTTCGTTGCGTCACTACCTGAGGCGTCGTACCTGTTCTCTGCCCTTTCTCCTTACGTCGAGGAGTTCGAGTTTGGCATTACTTCGGACATTGTTCCGTCCGTCAGAGAGTCGCTGGACGCACGGCTCGAGGCCCACCGAGAGGCCGTTATCGAGCGGCAGGAGTTGGAGCGACAGAAGAAAATCGCACGCGAAACCGCGCAGCAAATCAGCCTGTGGACATCTGCCGTTTCATCGATAAAGGACGCAGTTGCCGAAGGCAGCAGGACGCTCTCTGCCGCGTCTGGTGGGCTCGATCAGGCAATTTCTGAACTCAGGTCGTCGACAAAAAACTTGGCCAGCCGTGGCACGTGAAGCAGTAGGTTTTGTAGTCCCTACTGAATCGGCCGCTAAGTCGTGAGTGGCGTAATCAACCGCGACCTGAAGCCTCCCCCCCAAGGCTCCGAAACGTGGGGGGAGGCTTTTTTTGTTTTTCCCGGCATTTTTGGGCATAATTTTTTTTCTAAACTAGGGCTTGACGATACACCGATACCGGTGTAAGATGTCGAGGACTTGGAGCAAGTTAGTCCAAGTCGCAACTAAAACCCAGCAACCAAAACCAAGGACGCAGACATGACATTCACAGCACCAGCCCCGCAGGTCGTCGCCCAGTCTCACCAGAACTACCACCTCGGCACTAAGGTTTACGACCGCAACGGGCGGGAGTTCACGATCGTCGAAGTTCGCCAAGTCCGGACTCGCCGTGGCTATCGCAGTCGTCGGTTCATTCTCCGGGCGACCGACAGCGGTCTCGAGATCTGCAAGACCTCACGAGCCATCACCCTGTTCAGCCCAAAGCGTGCCTTCGCAGGGTCGAGTTCTGCGATTATCGAATCGCAGGATAAGTCTGCCGTGCCGGACGCTCCAGTCTCGCAGGGCGTTGTCGAAGAAGTTTCTCAGCCAGCGGTGGAAGAAGCCGTTTGCAACGGGCCTGTTCGGCACGCTCAGTACCCCGCGCTTCTTGCGGCCCTGAAGGCCAAGTGCAACGTATGGCTCGTGGGGCCTGCCGGCACCGGAAAGAGCACGGCAGCGGCTCAAGCAGCCGAAGACTTGGGCCTGCCCTTCTACCCGATTTCGTTCGGAGCCCAGACCAGTGAGGCTAAGATCCTTGGCTTCACGGACGCCAAGGGGGACGTTGTACGGACACCCTTACGCGAAGCATTTGAGCACGGCGGCGTGGTGGTCTTCGACGAGATCGACTCAGCGAGCCCCGGGGTCCTTGTTGTCGTCAATGCCTGCCTCGCGAATGACGTCGTCGGCTTTCCCGATGGTCCTGTTCAGAAGCACCCTGACTTC